ACCCTGCCAGTTTAGCTAACTCATCGGAGGTATAAAAAGACAAATGCTCTTTAATTACAAATCGGTCATAAAATGGCTGGCTCAAGCTACCACCACTCGTTGTAGCCCCAATCATTGTAAAGACAGGAAGATCTATTGATTCTGGTTTATTATCTAGAACAATATCTAGTTTATAGTCTTCCATTACTGGATATAAAAATTCTTCAACCAACTTTGGTAGTCTATGAATTTCGTCTATAAAAAGCACTGATCTTGGCATTATCCCCATAAGATAAGGAATAATATTTTTGGGACTTCTAATATTAGCAGCATTGATGGTATATAGATTAACATCAAGTTCATGAGCAATAGCACCAGCAATAGTAGTTTTACCAAGACCAGGAGGGCCATCTATTAAAATGTGTGGAATAACACGATCAGATATCTTACAACTATGTGTAAGAATTTTCAGTCTTTGAACAACATTAGACTGACCAATAATATCTTCAAACTTAATCGGCCTGAGTGAATGACCCATTATTAACTCCCAATAATTGTAAAGCTTTTTTCAAAAGTGCCACAGGATTATCAATTTTAATTTCATCAAATGCTTTTTTAATCAGATCTTTAGCTTCTGATTTTTCAAATCCATAATTTTGTAAATATTCAGCAGACTTATTTAAGACTTCATCAGATAAAATAATATCATTAGAAACAGGATCAGAGTCAGTTGTATTTTTATTATCAGTAGTATTGCTACTATTTTGTATTTCTGGTTTTACTCTTTTATGATCTCTATCATATTTTTCATAATTTAGTTTAATATTTTTAATTCTGACAGGAACTATGATTAGTCCACAGTCACAAGCAATTTTAAATAATTTAGTTTTAGACTCAACTTTCGTTAGCCAATGATTAAGTCCACACTCAGGACATATAAATTCATAGCTAATATCATATGACTTGGGCTTGATATTATAGATTATTTTCTTCTTTTTTGTTTTCATTATTTTCTTCTTTAACCCAAAAGATAAAATCGTTATGTTTTTCGTCAAAGGCGCTTTCTAGTAAACCGTCATTTACTAGCTTATTAAGAATATTACTAACCATTCTATTGTTGAATGATTCAAGCATATCCATCAAGATTGTATCGTTGATATAATATGATATAGCTTTTGTTTTTTTATTAATTTTCTGTTTTAAGAACTGTTTTGCTATAGTCTCACATTCTGTAAAAGATAGGGTTTTATCTAACTCTTTTTCTTCGTCATCATTAAGAGAAGCAATAATTGTACTTAGATAATCCTCAGAATTTTTATTGACTTCACCAAAAAATTTAAAAACTAATCTTCTAGCGTGTTCTATAAATTCTGACAAATTTCCTATTACATACCATTCTTTTTTATGTGCCATATAAATAATGTTAATTTAAAATATCAAACATTCCTTTGTAGTAGTGTGGTTGCTTTAAAAAATACACAGAATGAGAGACTATATGATTAATATAATCGTGTTGAGTCTTGTCGTGTATAAAATATTTTTTCTTCCATACTTTAACTCCATCATAGTTATTCCCCAAATACTGGAAGGAATTACCCTTGCCAGTATTGGAGAAGTAACTATTCACAGGAATCGACTTGCTTGGAAAACCAGAGGCAGGAGGGGTTCCGAAACCACCAACATACCATACATTTGGAGAACTTTCAACTATATCATTTAGAGCATCTTGTAACATTTTACCCCAAGAGTCCCATGCTTCTGGATCAAACTTAAAGTAGTGTTTATACTTTTTCTCTAAATTGTCCTGACTATCATCATAGTCATGACTATCATCATAGTTGTCATCATGTTCTTCGTTCATTTTTATCCTATACAAAATTTGTCACTAACTTGATTAGCAAGGTCTTTAGCCGCACTACTCAAGAAACGATTACCACTAAAGTAGAGAGGAGTAGAGACTTGATTTAGGAACTCCACCACCGTTTTTAAAAGCTTGGTCTGCTGACCGTCGAGACTTATATCCTCGTCACCAGGATCATTTGGAAGCGTCTGGAGAGCATCTTTATCGTCATCGGACACTGGTAGGACAGGCATAGGATCGCCATAAGTCTTCATATTATCTTTATCAGATGACTGGTGGCTAATATCATTACCAAACATTAGTTTTCCTTTTGGAAAGACTTTATAATTATAATAAATGTTATTATTAAAAACAATATTCTAAAAGGTGGGAGGGAATCGAACCCTCTCAATTAGCGTATGCTTTATAGGCTAGAGGCTAATATCTTTAGTCGCCAGACTCCACTTTCTATTAATAATTAGTACTGATCATCCTCAAAATCTGCATCGTCCTCATATTCTTCATCATCCTCATCCTCGTCAAACTGATTCCAGTAACCTTCTTCACTGGTGTAATCTTCGTCCTCATCCTCATAGTCGTCCTGACTAAAATCAGCAGAATAAAGGGGCTTTAGCAGTTCACCCTCATATTCTCCAACAACTTCATATCGGCATGTGCGAAGCTTTTCGCAGTTGCAATCGCTTGGAACACTCACAACATCTTTCGGATTAATCTTAACAATCACAATCCTATCACCAGATTCTAGGCTGCCATAACCAGCAACGTAGTTCAATGCACCAGCATGAAGCCCATCAGAACAGCCCCTAGCACGATTATCATCAACCTTTGCTCTTTGCATAGTGCAAATCTGACCAACGCGATTATCAAAAACCCCACGATACTTATCCTTATAATCACTCCTTACTGCCTTATAAGCCAGAAAGTGACCATCCTCAGTAATTGGCAGATGCTCATGTTCAAGGAAATCATAAAGTTCCTTCTGACTCTGCATACTAGGATTTTCCATGATATTATTCAGAAAATTAACGAGGGGCTGAAACGGAAGTCCCTTGCTCATAAACTCTAGAATTCTTTTGCTAATTGATCCATGAACAGGCTCACCTTCATAAGTGACCTGACCATTCTTGATCTCCACAAGACCATCACTAAAAGTAGCAACGGCTTTTTGAACATCAACAACCTCCAACAGTTCCTCTGCTGTAGCAGAGGGAAGTTTTTCCAGAATCAACTTATAGTTGATATGATCCGGCAACACCTGATAACTCTGGTTATTTAGAACCAGTGTCAAATTACCATCCACAAACATAAACGGAACAGCCATAATCCAACTCCTAAAAATTAAAGTTTCGATACCTGTGATACTGTCATTTTACACTAATCGGCAAGCTTGTCAAGGGGTCTTGAACAATTTCTGACTACTTTATCAAACTGCTCAACTGAATCTTTAACAGATCAATATTCTCCTGACTCATCTGATGGATCCAATCCTTAGCAGAATTTCCATAGTATGAGTGACGATCCTCAAGAATAGGATTCTGACTAGGCTTTAGTTCTGTCAGATTACCAGATACTTGATGATTCCCCATAATAAGTTTCAGCATAGGATTCTTATCTACCTCAGTTTTGATCTTTTCCCTAATCTCAGAGATCTTCCATGTCTTAATATCTTGAGTAGAAGTCCCACGAATAATCTTGAGATAACCCTCTGCTTTTGTACTATTATCTCCAGAGTACAAAGAGTTGGAGATCATGCGAGTCAAGGTATTGTAGGCCAAATTAGCATTACGAATCTCCTTACCGTCAACATCTTCAATGCCAATTTCTTTCATAAGCTTAGAGATATGAGATAGATATTCTGTTTGCTTAAACTTACTAATATTAAAAGGACTCATATGAACAGTATTAGCAAAGAACTCTGTTAGCATAGTCTTGTTCAAACAATCTACAAGAGTCTTGTTGCCAATAAACCTATCATAATCTAGACCAAAGATATTCAGAATATGAAACATAAACTGCTTATCTGTTGTTCCATGGTTATAATATCTATAACCCCCTCCCGTGTACTTCTCATCTTCTGCATAGTCCTTCTTACAATATTCAACAAGCTTGTTGATAGAAGCAAGATTCTTAAAATGTTTTTCTGCTACAACTTTAAGCTGTCTCTTCAAAAAGTCGTTGAAGTTAACAAGATTGTATCCGTCTTTCTTAAGCTTTTTAGCAAAAGCTGTTTTGATAGCATAAACCTTACTATCTCCAACCAAATCCTTGACTATACTCTTGAGCGTTTCATCTCTAAGAGTAATAGCAATATCATTAATCTGTGGATAGCCAGACGCATATTCAGTCTTATAGCGAAGCATAGGAACATACACGATTTCATCTTGTTCCAGAAAATCTTCCAGTTGTTCTTCTGAAAGAATTCTCAGACAAGTAGCGTCGTTGTAAGGATTAGTAATCTGCTTGCTATCCTTATCATAACCATGAATAAAGAATACGTCTTGATCGCTAACGCTACCATTAGAATTTCTATTGTAAGACTTTCTTGGTCCAGAACTTTGTGTCAGATGTTTGTAGTCTGAAACCTTGAGTAGATTTTCAGCCCCAACATCTTCAATCAACTGATCAAAACCTTCTCCGCTTTTTGTATGATCCTTAGTATCAATCAAGAGGTATGCAAAGCAATCATTTGTATTACAATATTTTGTAATAATTTTCTTAGCAGTCTCTTCACCCTTAACGTCACACACAAAGAAACTCATCGCACCCTTTTTCTTCTGGTTATTCCAATAACTATAACCTTTACCAGTAAGAGTTTCGTGATGAATCTTATCAGTCAGAGCAACCATGCGACGAGAACGAAATCCAGCAGTCT